GTGTTGCTTTTGAATTGTATTGGGCTGAATTTAATCACGACGATATTAATAGAAGAACATCAGGTAAAAAAGTATAAAATGAGTTTAAGAATATTTATAGGGCATGATTCCCGATATAAACAAGCAACTAAAGTTTGTGAAAAATCAATTAAAGATTACTTTCCAGAAGCAGATATAACATGGTTAGATAAATCTAAATTAAAAGAAATTGGAGTATATGGTAGAAAAGATATTGAAGGTGAGTCAACAGAATTTTCTTTTACAAGATTTTATGTGCCGCTTTTGTGTAACTATGAAGGTAGAGCTATATTTTGTGATAATGATTTTTTATGGAAATGTGATATTAATCAAGCTAAAAGATTTATTAAAGATAAGCCTTTAGCAGTTGTAAAACATGATGATTATAAAGTTGCAGCAAATAAAATGGATGGGATAGTAAATAAAACATATCCAAAAAAAAATTGGTCAAGCTTAATGGTATTTAATAATGCTTGGTTTAAAAATAAACTTACTAAAGAATATTTAGATAATGCTACACCAGCACAGCTTCATGAGTTTCACTTTATACATGAAGATAACATAGCCTCTATACCTAAACAATATAACTGTTTAGTTAATGTACAAGGTTACGATATGGATAACGCCAAAGCATTACATTATACAAATGGTGGACCATGGTTTGATAAATATAAAGATTCAAATTATTCTCAACTATGGTGGAGAGTATACAACAGTTTGTAAAAAATAAACGTATTGTATTTGTTGGTAACTCTGTCGAGATTATGAAACATAAACTTGGCAAAGTTATTGACGAATATGATATTGTTGTAAGATTTGGTAGAGCTATTGAAGCTACGCCTTTACAAGAAGAGTCTATAGGTACTAAATGTGATATATGGATTACAGGTCAATTTAGAGCACCAGCGTTTAATAATGTTAAAAAAAAATTTACTACAGGTAAATTTAAAAATACAAAAATATTAATTAATAGATGCAGAGGAAACTTAAAATTAAAAAATTGGGTATTAGAAGATAGATTACCAAAAGACTTTCCTAAATATACTCAAATGTATTCTGACAATGATTTAGTTAGAATAATGAAAGAATTTGATAAAGATTTATTAGGTATAAATGATTATAGGCCTAGTGCTGGTTTTATAAGTATTATATGGTTTATAGATAAAATAAAAACCTATAAAAGTATTGATCTTATAGGTTTTGATTTTTTTCATAAACAAGCTGACTTTGTGCCGAAAGATAAAAGAGGTAAAGTTAGTAATTGTAATCCTCATAGTTGGCATTTACCAGTATATGTTTTAGATAGACCGGCTCATGACAGAGATATGGAAGAACATTATATGAGTTTTTTAAATCGTAGAGGAATAATTAATTGGCATAAGTTAAGTAATCTAAAAAGAGAAAAGTTAAAATATACAGGATGGATGCATAATATGAAAATAATTAGGACAGCTCCAAAATATTCCAAAACATCAAAAATTGTACCACGATCTCAGCAATAATTTCTATAAAAAGTATAATTACTATAGGTAATATATATTCCCACCAATCATACTTCCCATTATTATTAAAATCAAAAAACTTCATTATATTACTTTATAAGAAGTTTTATTGTTTTCATCTTTATATGCTAATAAACATCTATTTCTATTAGCCTCTTCATTTACATAACTTACATGAACCCAATCCGGGTTATCAGAGTTTCCAAATTCCCATATCATCTGATCGAACGATAAGTTATTCTTTATATATTCATACATATCAGCATTACTCATATAACCATAAGTATCATCTAAATCAATTGCACGTCCTTCACAATGTTGTGATTTACTTGACCCGCCAATTGCTTTATTTAATTCAGGTCCGCGATAAAATGAATTTATTTTTATAGGGCCACCTACGTGTTTTCTTAATGGTTCAAATATTTTTTCTGCTAGCAATTCCATATTGCTTAAATGTGTTTTTGTAGGATCATTATTTAATCCTAATCTTAATGCTGTAACACTATATGTACCTTCTTTATATGAAATATGTTCACTAATATTTTTCATAATTAATATAATTTAAACTTAGCACCAATTGTTATTGAGTATGTTAAAGGAAAATTGTCGGTGCTTTTTACAATATTCCCACCTATGTTTGCTTTAAAATTTTCTGTTAATGGAAAATCAAAGTTGGCACCTAATACGCCAACGACATGTTCGTTATAACCAATCTTATCTTCTATTGAACTAAAGTATATAGGATTTAAAGCTAATGCTACCATTGGTGATATAGTAAATCTATTTACTTTATATGGTTTTGTACCAAAAAAAGATGCTGAAGGCATAATTGTATAATTACCATTACCAAACAAAACATTATTTGATAATGAATAACCTGCAATTAAACCGTTTCTTATATATACATTACTCAAACCTGTGCTAATATTAACTATACCATACATATACATTGTAGATAATGATATTGATTGTATAGAATGTATAGACCCTTTACCGTAAAATGTACCAAATTTATATTCTTTACCATTCTCACGTATTATAAAGTCTATAGGTCTGTCATAATTATATATTATATGTGATTTTGCGCCACCTAACGTAAACTGCTTTAAATTGTCCCAAATCATTAAGTTAGCAGAATATGAGTCAACTCCGTTTAAAGCCGTCTGGCTATATCCAAAACTCGCTATATTGCTTAATGTGCCGTCTAAACCAGACATAGCCATAAGGTTTGCTGATATTAATATAGGATTACGCTTTTTCTTTTCTTCTTCTTCACTTTCTTCTTCCTCCTCATCAGACTCTTCTTCTTCCTCTTCCTCTTCAGATTCTTCCTCTTGTTCCTCTTCTTCTTGTTCTTCTTCCTGCTCTTGCTCTTCTTCTTTTTCTTCGTTATCATTATCATTATCATTATCATCACCACCATCATCATCTCCACCACCGTCGTCGCTTCCTCCTCCGTCATCATCGCTACCTCCACCATCGCTATCAGATCCATTATCTCCACTATCGCCACCAGAATCAGATCCACCGGAATCACTGTTGTCAGAGCTACCGCTAGATCCGCTATTGTCTGAATTATTATTCGATGAATTATCTGTTGATGATGAACTATTATTAGCCGTATTTGTAGATGTAGTGGCTGTAGTTTGTGTAGTTTGAGCTGTAGAGCATGGTGATAAATTATACCACCAAGCATATGTTTTTTCCATCCATGCTTTTACTGCACCACTATAAAAGTCTTGTGCTGTAAATGTTTGTACTTGATTATAAAATGCAACTGTTGTTGTGCCTTGCATTTTTAACTTGACCAGTACATCTATCTGTAAAGGTTTGTGTTAATACTTGTGAATACGCGGATGCAGAAAATAGTAATACTATTAACCATCTCATTAGTGATCGAATATACCTTTGCGAATCATTCTTTTAACAACTTTCGCAACTGCTGTTTCTAATGCTTTACGTGTTGAAACACCTATCGAAGATTGATTAAATTTTACTTCTTCAAGGTTTTCATTATTTAATAAAGTTAATTCTCTTTGTGTTGTAGCTTTACCTAAACCAGATCCTGTCATATACAAACCTGTTTCAGAATCAACTAACTTAACTTGTAAACCTAGTCTAGTTACAAGTTTGTTTTTTATACCG